ATAATTTTAATATTGTTAGTGCAATTTTTTTATAACTATTCAGAAAACTATATATTTATTTACAAAGCAACACTAACAGCTTGTTTTTTAATATTACTATTAGCTAAATTTACTAAAATATAAAATATGGACGCAATCACAATCGACAGAATTAAACAAGCACACCCGAAAGTTAGGCAACAACTTTTGGAGCAATACAAAGAAATAAACAATCAGTTACCAGCTAATGTGCGGTTGCGTTTTGCTTATGTTTTTAGAACACCTGAAGAACAACATAAACTATTTATTCAAAGACCTAAAGTTACAAACGCTGATAGTTGGCAATCAATTCATAATTTTGGGCTCGCTTTTGATATTGTGTTACTTTACGACAAAGACAATAACGGAACTTTTGAAACTGCAAGTTGGGAACAAAACAAATATTGGATGCAAGTTGTTAAGTATTTTGTTGGTAAGGGTTGGGAATGGGGCGGAAGTTGGAAATCTTTTAAAGACGCTCCACACTTTCAAATGGCTTTCGGTCAAACGTGGAAAAGTCTAAAGTTTAAAATAACTAATGACGATATTTTAATAGACAACGGAATAACATATCCAAAGATATAAATAAAAAACCACCTCGTTAGAAGTGGTTAATTAGGTTGTGTGAAGTTAGTCCGATATTTCTCATACAGCGGGCATATTTCTAAACCGTCGGCTCCGGCTCACACTTGTATTACGGTGCACTCATCCTTTAAAGGAAACCTAAACAAACCTACAACTAATTTTTCAATCTGCCAAATAAAAAAGCCAATTTATTAAAATGGGGCTTATTAAACCAACTAAAAAACCCACATCTAAATCAATAGTGTGGGTTTTCTAACCAAAATTAACCTTAAACTTATGAAAATCAAATATAATAATAGTTTTTGGATTGACAAAACAAAAGTTTAGTTATTTATTAAAATCTTCTTTTACCAACAGCCATATCCCCCCAACGCTTATCTATTATGTAATGGTCTATAAACTTGCGTTGATTGGTTACGGTTACGTTATCAGGATATTTCAATTCAATATACGTTTTAAAAGCCGAATTAACAATATATCCAAAACTGCCAGAATGATTGTCATTACAAATATTTATTACTCTAATATCGCTATAATATTTTATTAAAGCGTCAATCATAGCAATTTTAAATTTCAACCCAATATCAAACGCTTTTTGATTATCCATATTTTGAGGCAAAGCGTGTCCGCCTCGTGTTGTAAATCCGTCAAACCCATCCATAAAATCCCCTAAATCGTTTAAGAATAAAGTATTTGACTTTTGATTTTTTGCAATATAATTTACGAAAGTATCTAATCTTTTAAATATTTCGGTTTCATTCCAAATACCATCATATAAGGAATACCCGTCTTTGTTTACGTCCATACCTATATGAACATCTGTATAAACTGCTCTATCAAAACTTGAAACATCAAACTCGTTTGTTTTCTTTATGTATAATGGCTCAATCTTATCCTTAAAAATACTTAAGAAATCAATTTCCTTTTCAACATCTACAGTCTTTATAGGTTCTGTTATTACCCATTGTTGTTTAGTTGATACGTTTGTACTAACTCTTTTAATTTCGTGGTTTTCGGGAATATCAATTAAAGCGTTTGGTACTAACTTTTCAACTTTTGTTATAACCTCGCCATATTTGTTTAAAGTCCGTTTAACTTCGGCAAATTCTGAATTATGGAAATCCCTAATTTTATCTAATTGTATTTTCCTGCTTTCGTTTAAATAGTACTTTGGGAATCCATCACCAATATACTTTTTTACTTCAAATCCTAAAGCTATTGCTTCGTGTGGTTTAAGTCTTACTTTCATAATTTATAATTTTAGTTTATCAAAACTATAAATAAATTCCTTATGTTTAACGTTTTATGTGTTATTTAGAATTGATATAAATAGTGTTTACCTATTGTGAGTTATAAAATAAGTTGTAAATTTGGGTAACTAAAAATATATTTAATATGAAAAAAACAATTTTATTATCTATTTGCTTTTTGTTTTTATTATCTTGTACTGATAATACAAGAGCAAGAAGATTCGGAGGTACTGAAGCAATTAAGTTAGAACCACAAGAAAAATTTATAAACATCACTTGGAAACAAGATGATATATGGATAATAGTTAAAGATACAATTAGTGGAGTTTATTATGCACGTGAAAAATCATCTTTTGGAGTTTGGCAAGGTAAAATTATAATTGAAAAATAACTAAACTTTTATTTTGTCAATCCAAAAACATTAATTATATTTGATTTTCATAATTGTTTAAGGTTAATTTTGGTTAGAAAACCCACACTATTGGTTTAGATGTGGGTTTTTTAATTAAATTTTTGGGTAAGTAATTCCGTTTTCGATTATAATATCGTCATTAGTTATTTTAAACTTTAGACTTTTCCACGTTTGACCGAAAGCCATTTGAAAGTGTGGAGCGTCTTTAAAAGATTTCCAACTTCCGCCCCATTCCCAACCCTTACCAACAAAATACTTAACAACTTGCATCCAATATTTGTTTTGTTCCCAACTTGCAGTTTCAAAAGTTCCGTTATTGTCTTTGTCGTAAAGTAACACAATATCAAAAGCGAGCCCAAAATTATGAATTGATTGCCAACTATCAGCGTTTGTAACTTTAGGTCTTTGAATAAATAGTTTATGTTGCTCTTCAGGAGTTCTAAAAACATAAGCAAAACGCAAACGCACATTAGCTGGTAACTGATTGTTTATTTCTTTGTACTGATCTAAAAGTTGCTGTCTTATTTTCGGGTGTGCGAGTTTTATTCTGTCGATTGTTATTGTGTCCATTAGAAAAATGTTTTTATTATTACTGTAATTAAAGCACCTATAACCAAAGCCGAAACGGTAGCAATTTGTTTAAAATACAATTCATATTTTATACACTTTAACTGCAGGTCAAAAACTTCGTTTTTTAGCTTTTTAATATCTGTTACCATTCCGTTATTACCGTTCATATTATTGCCGATAACAGCGTTTTTAATAGCTGTAATATCGTCGGAAACAAAATCTACTTTATCCTTCAATTCTTTATAGTGTCTTTCGGCTTTCTCGTGATTGTATTCTAACGATAAAATTCTATCGTCTGACGTTTGGCTTTTACTTGTGTTCATTACTCTAAATTTTCTGAATTATTACTGCTTATATTCTCATTCGTTTTTTGCGTTCTAAATAAACTAAATCCACCCGCACCTAAAAATCCTAAAAAAACAAACTCTTTAACGTCGAAGTGGCTATCAATTAAAGGCAAGAAAGCGTAAACAGTAGCGATAAAAAAACTACTGAATGTCATAAGTCTTTTTTGCGACCACTTGCCGTTTACCGTTAAAGTGTCTGTTAACATTTTCATTTATACTTTGCTAAATCTATACATTGATACAATCCTACTGTTGCTATTCCTATATGTGTATAATCCCCTAATAATGCGTTTAAATGGTCAGGACTTCCTGTATATCCACTTACAAAAGATAAGGGAGTATAATAGCCGTAAGCCACTACTTCTCCAAATCTAACTGCTCCCGAATTAGTATATCTTTGCCAAAAATAATCGTGGCTTAAACTATTAATCGAAGTCATATAATTAACGTGTTGTAAGCATCCGTTAATCAATTCCTTTTCGCCTTTTAACTTACTCAATCCATAACTTTCTCTAACCTCGTTTATATCATTAAACACTTCTAAATCGAAACCGTTAAATGATTGATCAATAGGTTTAACACTTGGAAGTTGTTCTGCTGTACAACCGAATAAAAAGAATAAGATTAAGTATTTCATATTATTAAAATCCAAGCGTTAGCTATTATTACTCGTCCTGCGTTATTTTCGTGTATTTCGTCCATTTCTACTGTTTGGTAAGCGTCTGCTAAATTTCCTAATCCGTCATCCAATAAAGCCACGTGGCTATCAATTCTACCAGCTACACCCGTTGCGTCATTCATTATATAATCATTCAATCCAACCCATAACGCCTGACTTAATGCTCCGTTTGTTGCTCCGTAAACATTTATCCATCTTTGCTTACAAGGTAACATACAACTCACATAAACATCACAATACGGCGTTATCGCATTTATTAAATTTTGATAACGTGTTGTTATATCCGAAAGTGTTGCCGTATAAATCAAATCATTTAAACCAACTTGTATCACTACATAATCTAAATTCGTTCTATTTGGCAAAGCGTTCCAACGTGTTAACTGTTGGTTTATTGTTTCGCCTCCTACCGCTATGCTTTGCATATTCGGAATATAACTCGCTACGCTATTCTGTCCTAAATATGGAGCAATAGTTGAATCTCCTATCGCTAAACCTAAACGTAAGGGAAGTACATCCTCCCCTATTCAGTTGGTAAAATAATTACCCGTTATGGAAACCATTCCCACATTAGTAGACCCTTGAACGTGTGCTATCTCAAATCCATTGTCCGCAGCGTTTCTTCTTATATATGACACTCTTGCCGCCGTTGTTTGTGCTGTTATACTCGTTTGCATTACCCCCGCTAACATATATAAAATTGCATTTGCCCCTGTTTTCCCCGTTTGAATTAATGGGCTTGGCATATCACTTGGTAATGTAGCTACTAAAGCTGTTACACCTGTACCCGCACTTGTTGCAACAACATCAAGTCTAAATGAAACCTGATTACCTATTTGCGACCAAGTGTAAGTGCTTGTTAAACCCGTTGGAGCAGTTCCAGTCCAAGTTAAAGTTCCACCATAAGACTGACTTCCCGCCTGCTTAAAAGTAAAATCCGTAACGTCTGCCGTAGAACCCGTGTTGTTTGCTTTTATTGTATTTGCGGGTATTGATTTATCTAACTTTAGTGCCAAAGCATCGAAAACAGCGTTTTGACTCGGTGCAATAGTTGTTGTCCCGTCATTAATTGCATCAGCTACTTTTGCATCGGCATAGGCTTGATTTGCTATTGTACCCGTAACACCATTTAACAATTCAAACTCGGTATTTGAAACCGAACCGTCAGCTAATTTAACCGCATCAATTCCACTTGCTACTTTAGCGTTGTTAACTACACCGTTGTCAATAGTCCAAACAGTTCCCGAACTGCTTACGGTTATATCGCCTTTGTCTCCGTCTGAAACGCCACCGCTACCATTCATGTCAACACTCGCCCAAGTACTACCGTTATAAAAACGATAAACTAACGCTCCCGTTGTATATCCAACACCACCAATAGTCGAAGTCCCCCCGATAACGTGAACAATAAATCCTTTGTTAGTTACTCCCGTTGGGTCTGTTACTGTTATTGTTCCGTTAGCTGTATAAGGTTGGTCGTTTTCAGCAGTAAACGAAGCTGTTTTGGCTATTGCTATTGTTGCGAAAGAAGTTGCACTACCTGTTGGAAATGGATAGGTTGTCCCGTTTTTAGTAACGCCTGATTTTCTAAATATAGTTTCATCTGAATTGCTGTTATCAAAAATAGATATTCCGCCACCGTCATTATCTAAAGTAGTAATGTAATCAGTAGATGTATTTCCTATAACTATTGTATTGCCTTTTACATAAGACATCGGCTCATCAGCATCTACGCTTAAATCCCAAACTTCAAAACTTTGGTCTGCTGTATTTACCTTAATATATTTATCAGCATCTAATCGAAATATAACATCGTTGGTAGTTTCTTCTCCCTCATCTGTTACGGCTTGGAGGTCGGGGGTTGCACTCGATAGGTTAACAACGGGGTTTAAAGGGTCTGTATTATCAACAGCAGAACCCGTTACCGTTTGAACTCCAACTTCTGCCTCAATAGGTATTTCAACACCTAAAACCCAATGGTCAGTAGCGGTTATTAAAGCGTTTAAATTTTCAGTAGTAATAACATCAGCATAACCATTTACATTTATAAAAGTCCCAACACCAACAAGCATAAAACTTGGGTCTGTTGGAATATCAGGCAATGTTTGACCGCTTACTCTTGATTCAGCTAAAAAACCAACGCCCGAACCCGCATCTATTGTAGTGGCTACTAAATCAACTAACTCCTGAATAGTAGATGATTTTAATTCAGTTCCTACCGTATGTGGAAACAAGCTATCTAAAGTTAACGCCTCATCAGGAAGTTGGTCAACTCGTATTGTCGTAATTAAATCAGGATTTATTGCCATTGTTTTATAATTTCATTATTTTTAATAATACCATATAAGGTTGTAATACATTTACTTTTGTTGGTGTTGTTTGCCCCGTAACGTTTGTGTATGTTTTTGACGCTGGAGTTCCTGAACCAGAAGCTACAATATTAGTGTAAGGACTTCCACCACCACCAGCATCAGACACAGGAACGGTAATATCTAATTTAGGTATATTTGAAGCCGTTAAAGAAACTTGTTTTAACCCACCAACAGCTTTAATAACGCTGTATTCTGTTCCATAGCCTATACTTACTAAACCGTCTAAATCAGGCGTTCCATTTTGACCGTTACAAATAGCATAACCAACCATCAACTCAACACCTAAACCGCTTCCGTCGAAATTAGTATCTATATAGGCTTGACTTACCCATAAATCCTTAATTTCATACTGAAACGTGTTAGCATTTGTGTTTACAAAATCGATTATATCCTGACCCGTTATTTTTTCTAATTCTGCATCATTTTCAACAGGTAAATTAGAATCTACTGTTATTGTGCCTGTAGGTAATTCACCTACCCGTATTGTCGTTATTTCTGCTGGATTAATTGGCATCGCTCGTTTTTATTATATAGTTTGCATCTTCATTTGTTACTACTATTACATCAGGGTCGCCATCGTTTAACACAAATTCACCAACCGTTGTAACTCTTGGTAATCCGTAACCTGTTAAAACCCCTGTAAATGTTAAAAAATCTTCTACTGCCGAAGCCTCTGAAATTTCAGTTATATAGCATTTACCGTAATCCACAACAGGAAATTCAGAACCTTGTATTTTCCAATCTAAAAGGGTTTTACTTCTTTTCAATAGTTTCAATCTGTCGTAACTCGCCACCGTAAACGTTCCGCCTGCAACCGTTGTGTTTATTTGTAAACCCTCAAAACTTATACTATAATTCTGCATAGTAGGTCGTGATGTTGCCCATCCGTCATTGTCCCTTGTTGTTGTCTGTAGCATTTCCGAACTTTCAGAAATTGAATTACTCGTTAAACACCCAACAGGTAACCAACTACCTAAGTATTTAATGTATAAAATTCTGTCTGCTCCGTTGTAATATTCCATAAGTCCAAAGATATAAAATTATTTAGATTAATTCTAAATAAGATTTATTTAATTTTACCCTTTTATAGTAGGCTTAATTGTTGATTTTCCATAGTCAGGCGATACGGTATATTCAATATCGGCTAAATCTGAATTATAAAACTGTAATAACTTAACTTGTGAAAGGTTAGTTTTATAGTCATAATCGTATTCTATAAACATAAATAACCCTGTAATATTGTCAATAGTTACAACCGACATATAAGGTATTTGACCGTAAATACTACCAGAAAACACTTTTATAGGGTTTGATTGTATTCGTAAATCGTCCATTGCGCTAATCCCTAACAATGGCAGTTGCTCAAACTTATCCTTGCGTGTCCATAAGTTAGTTAAAGTTTCTTCGTCGTCTTGGTATAATGCTCCGATTAAAGACGCTTCGCTATCACCGTTAAATACCTTTTGGTTTTCTTTAGTTATTGAACTTGGTGGCTCTTTTCGTGAAACGGTGTGAAATTCACCTATAATACCAGCCTTTTGAGTTTCATTATTCACTATTTGAATATAACTAACTCCTGCTGTTATTTGCGAACTCGCTAAAGTTAATCTTACTTCACATATTTTTACAGTTATAAGGCAGTCATTCGGAACAGGTGGCATTAATAACTCATAAGTTAAAAACCTTTCAACGTTTACCAATCCCGGCATCCCTATTTTAAGAAATGAATCCGACATTACCCATTCGTTATTCTCGTTTAACCAATATCCGTCATCGGTTAAAATTTTAATAATAAATCTTACTCCCGTATCAACAACTCCACTCGTTTTTATAGTTGAGAATTTTACCCTAAATGTAAGTATATCATTTTCTAAAGCCGTAAAGTCCTCAGATGTTAAAACGTCTGTTGCGGGTGCGCCCTCTCTAACTATCATTTTCAATCCTGATAAATTCAAAGCATCAGGAATTATTTCTATGTTTGCTGTTGGCAAAGCTGGGTTTGTTGTCCAATCCGTAAAAACCATTGACGTATCGTGATTTAAGTTTGGATTTTGTAAAAACCCCTCCAAAAAACCATACTCATAATTCAAACGATAAGCAGAAATTGCACCCTTAACCTCGATTTGTTGATTTGCGTCAGCATGATGAGGGTAAAAGTTATTTATTTGACTACCTAAAACAGCGTTAAGGTTTTTATTAAATACTGCATCAGTATCTTGGTTTATAAATTCAGTATAACCGTTTAACTCTAAATCGTTAGGTCTGTATATCCACCAATTACCATCTTGTTGAGTTATAACGCCTGAAAACATATTTAACATAGAAGTTAAAACCTCGTTACAATCCATTATAACGCTGTCTTCTTTGTCCTTTATAAATCTTGCAGAATTTACGTAAACATCTTTTAAAATATTGCTTTCTGTATATTCTAAATATTCTACGTTAACACTCGTGTTGATTGTTAAACTTAAACGGGTTCTATCTAAACAGGCTTTTATAACATCGTAAATCGACATTTTACCTGTATATCTTAATCCGTTATCTTGTACAAAAGATAGGTCTTTTAAAGCACCTAAAACGTCTGTACTTTCAATATTAATTAACCAAGCGTCATTAACAAAACTTTGTTGTATTCCATCAGGTTTAACATAACCCTCAAATATAATTTGACTACCTTTTAATAATTCGGTTTTATATGTGAACTCATCGTTTAGTAAAAATTCATCAAAGGTTAAATTAGGATTTGCTTCTAAAGATATTTGTAACCCAGTCCCTCTTATTGGTTCTAAAATACTGTCAACACTTGATTTTTTTAACGCAAAACTACCGTAAACTTGCGATGAAACCCCTAAAAAATTCTGTTTGTAAATGTTTAAAGTGTAATCGTCAAAGTATAAATAGTAAATTAAGTTTATACCACTTGGCTCAATATCTGTTACATCAATCTCAACGTATGCGTTTATTAAACCACTAACAGTTACAGTAGCATCCGCATTAACAGTAACCTCTATTGTATTGCCGTTTAAAGCATAAGTGATTAAATCATTTACATAATTTTCACGTAAAAAACTTAATGTTATTTGTAACGTTTCATCTAAAGTTAAACCTATAGGAACATCGTAATAGTTTACAGGGCTATCCCCATTATCTAAAAACTCAACTTTTAATTCTGCAGTTCCGTTTAGATAGTAAATATCAAAACCATCAACGGTCATAGTGTAACTAAATCCCGGTCCTGTTGTAACAGGCTGGTCTGTAAATTCTATACTGATTAACTTTGCCATTATCCTAAACCTAAAGTCCCCCCTAAACGTCTATTTGCATTTAATGTATTACTCAAAACCCCTACCAATTTTTGCCCCGCTATTTCAAATACAACCGTTCCGCCCTCATTGCTACGTGAACTAAATCCGCTACTTGAAAAACTTTGATTGTTTGCTCCTGAACCTGAAGCGCCCGAAGTAGAACCGCCCCCTATTGCACCACCTATCGCCTTTGATTTTGAACTAAAAAACGAACCTAAAGCGATTAAAGCAACTCCAGCCGCAATAGCAACAGCAGGATTTAAAGATTGTAAAGCGGCTCTAATCCCTAACAGTCCTATTCCCACTTGAATAGCCATTTTACCCATATCTGTTAAAATTCCACCTAACGAACTTAAAAGAGTACTACCAACAGCTTCTAAAACATTTGCACCATTTGCTAAAGCGTTTCCGATAGCATTTCCTAATCCTGCGAAAGTATCAACTATAGCGACGTTTATTATTTCGGAAGCCATATTGTTAAAGTCTGCTAAAGTAGCCGCCATTAGAATAGCACCCTCATTCGCTTTATTTGAAGCCTTTAACATTTCAGCTTCTATAATACTCGGTAATCCTTTTACTTTGTTTCCGAAAGCGTCAACTTGACCGTTGAAAGTTTTAATGCTTAAAGTATCAAATAATGGCGCTGGAATTAAACCCGCATTTACTCCAGATACTTGTGGAGTGTTGAAAATTTTATCAGCTTTTGTGGCTTTCTCTTTTTTCTCCAGTAGCTTTATAGATTCAGCCGTTTTGTCATTTAAACGCCCTGCAAGTCTATCTTGCAAAACTTGTATTTCTAAAATGTCCTGATTTATTTCTTTTACGTTTGCCGTTGCTCTTGCTAATCTTGTTTGATTAGCAATATTTGCATCAGCGCCCATAGTGCTACCACCCGTTAAAACTATTTGAGCGTTTGCTTGTGCTCTTTGCAGGTTTAAAATTTCTTTTTCTTTTTTAATCTGTAAATCTAACTTTTTAGAAGCTAATTCACCAATCTTATCAGCTATTGCCGTTGCTTCTGCTCTCGCAATAATTGCCTTTGTTAATTCTTTTGTAATCCCTGTTAAATCACCGTTTAATATTTTTTCAGTATTTAAATTACCAAAATAAGCAGGGTATTTGCTTTGTAATTCCTCAACAGCGATTAATCTATCTTTACGGCTTTTAACATCGTCTTGAGCAACGGAAACTAAAGCATTTAATCCAGCAATTTCCTGACCTGAATTTTTAGCCGCTTCAGTAGCTATTTTATTTAATGTAGAACCAAACTCATCAAAGTTGCCAGTTAATTTATTAATAACGTCCTGAACGCTTAATCCGCTTTGAGCCATTAAAGTTAACCCAGTAGTAAGTAAAGAAACCCCTAAAAGTATTCCGCCAGTTCCCATTATAGATGATGCTAATGCTTTTAAAGCACCACCCGTTGAGCCTGTTTGTTGTTTTAAGTATGAGAAACTTTCAGCAGTAGCAGTAATATTATTACCAATCCCAATAATACCAAAAGGAGCATCTTGTGCTATACGGCTAAATTGCATTAAAGCATTGCCACCGTTTGCAACTTTAGGCGTCATATTGGTAAAAGATTGCCCTGTATCTTTAACCGTAGTTTTTAGACTGTTTAACGAGGCTTTGGCATCTTTTATTTGCGCATTAATTTGTGTTGTATCTAAACCGAGTTTTAAACGGTCAAGTTTTACTTTTGACAGTTCTTTTATATCAAACTCAACCTCTTTAATTTTTTTGTCAAAGTCGGTTTTGTCTGCTCCAATTTGTACAGAAAGTTTACCACCACTCATTATGAAATATTTTTATATCGTTCAAATCTTTTTATTTTGCCTCCTGCCATTTTTTATATTCTTTTATAAATATTTGTTTCATATCCTCTGAAACTCCCTTTATTTGCTTTTCACCGCCTAAAGGTAAAAACTGCTCCTTACGTTTAGCCATCTTTTTAACGTCTTGATGTGGAGCAACGTAACAAGTCCACATTAATTCCCTTAACTTCATCCAATCATATAAATCCTGCCTCTTATAAGCAAAAAGTCGAATTTGAAACTCCGCCCACGTCATATCGTAAACCGCTTCCAAACTCGACATCCTTAATTCACCAATGGCAAAAGAAATTACATCCTCGCTCCAGTTTATTTTTTCGTTGCTATTTTTTTTTTGCTTTTATCTTCAGGAACGTCTTTTGTTAATGATTGTGTAAACGCCTTAAAGAAACTCGTAACAACCTCGCTGTCCATTCCTACCTCATCAATCCAATCAGCTACATCAAAAGCATCAAATAAAGGATTTTCATTTTTACGTTTAAATCCAAAAGCACAACTATAATACATAATCAACGGAATCCATTTAAAAGGATTTTCTGCTAATTTAGCGTCGATTTCATTCATTGCTATTTTTTCTGTTTCTAATAAGTTTCCTAAAAAACCTAAACCGAAATAGAAATCCCTATATTCCCCACCTATTTGAAGGTTAATTTTTTTCATTATAAATATATATTTATTTCTACAGGCATATTGTCAAAATTAGGGACGCTTGAATTAGTCCCTGCTGTACTTGTGCAAGTAAAAGTAAAAATAGTAGTATTTGACTGCCTACCTGTAACTATATAACCACCGCCTGTAGGTATGCTTTGGTCTTTTATTATTACTTTACCTGCTGTTAAAACAGCACTTGACATAGTTCCTGTAATTGTTCCTGAAAACTTTCCCCAAGTTATTGTAGCATCTGTTTCGTTTATAATAGATGTAAAGGTGAAATCTGTTCCGTCGTAAGATAATAAACCAGCGATTGTGTCTAATATCTTTTCTTGTGATGTTAAAACCTCTTGGTCAACATAATCTACAATCGCTTTTAAATTTGTTCCAACATCTGTTGGTGTTATGGCGTTAGCCGACGTTTCGTTTGTGATTTGGCTATCAATTTGCGCCTTTAATGCTGTATTTGTCATTTTATATATTTATTAAAGTTTATGCAAATTCATTGCTAAAAACATCATCGAAAACGTTAGTTCAATCGTTAGGGTCTTCTAATACTATCGCCCCATCTACTTCTAAAGTACACGAAAACGTAGCTAATTCATCACCACTTCCCCAATCAGCAGAAAGGTCAGAAATGTAAGCGTCTCCGTAATATTTAACCGAATCAACATCATCAATGTTTGTATCTATTTTCCATTCAACTAAAGTTTTAGCTTGTTGTAGTAAAAACAAAGCATCGTGTGACTTTTTAGCAGTATCTCCACCAGCAGTTGTAGTGTCTATATATTCGCCCTCAGCCTCGATTGTATAATTTACTGTTGATGGCGTTTTTTTAGTAACGCCCGGAAAACATTTAGTTGTGCTTTCAATCATTGACATTGCACCACTTAAACTGTTGGATGTTAAACAGGCGATCGGCTTGTAGGCAGAAGTGTCCCAAATGTACAATATCCCTTTTTCTCCTTTTATTGACATAGTATTATATTTTTTAAGTTATTTTTTCTTTCAAAGATAGTAAATTTATTTATAATCATTCTAAATAATTATAATAATTTATTCAAGTGTTAAAATTAATCGAATAAAGTTGCGATAAACGGTTTGTGTTGCTGTAGAACTGTCTAAATTAGATGGAAATTCGTAGCTTCTATTTACAACCGTATAACCCGAAACCGTTATATTTTCAATCAGTCCTAAAATAGTGTTTTCCATATCGTCATTAACCAACCTACTGCCAACATTACCAGCACCGTTATAAATGCAAACTATATCAAGTAAAGTGTAAGAAACCCAACGATTACCACATTTAGTAGCTTTATCGATTTCTTTGTCTTGCGTTGATATAATAACGTATTGTGTTGGGTTTACATCACCTGTTACTTGCATATCAAAACAAGGATATGTGCTATTTACTGCATCAAAAACCGCCTTTCTTACGTGCTTGTTTGGGTTTACCATTAGTTTACTTTACCGTATTTACTTAATACTTTTTTTAATTTCTCTAAATATTCCGCTCTACCTCTTAATAAAGCTGGATATAAAAAAGGTCTTGCTCTTAAATTAACTTGTTTTATTCCTTTGCCTTTAAACTTAATAGCCATTTCTTTTAACTCATCAGGAACTTGAACTAAACCACCAGTTCCAAACTCAACAAATGGGGCTTAAGGAGCTAAAACACCACCCGCTTCAATATTCCAAACTAAAGGAGTGTCTTTAACCGCTTTAATAGATTGCCCTAATTTACCAAAGTTTGCGACAACTCGGCTTTTTGCTTCCTTTTCAATGTTACGCGCTACTAATTCAGTAACACCCTCAATATCCTTTTCAGCTTCTTTGCCGTATTTTCGTAAATCAGCAATAACACTATTTAAGCCTTTTATTTCCACTACTCTCTTTGTGTTGCTAATATTTCCATATCAATATTATCTAAATCAATATTTAATATAGAATCAATGTTATAAGTCAATCCGTTATACTTAATAAAATTATCTTTAATAGATAAGTCAATATTTACCCTGTTACGGACAATAAATTTAGTCTGTACAAAGTTATCATTCTGACCGTTTTCGTTTAACCTACTCGCTTGTTTTGTCGTTACATTAGCCCACATAGAATAATCTAAAGCAGTTGTTACAGTTTTACCACCGTAACCATCTGAAACGTTTGTTGTTTTCCAAACTTCAATTATTTTTGTGTATTTACGAGGTAATGCCATTATATAAAACGTCTGTTTAAATCGATATTTGCTAAAACAAAATCAGGGATTGTATTTATAGAGTTTTTAGTTTCTGAATTATAGAACCAAAAGTTTATAATCTGTAAAGCACAATCTATTAACTCAACAGGGACGTCTTCTAAAGCCTCGTAA